CTCCGTCGATTTGCATGCCTAATTTGGACAATCCATTCTCGAAGATCATGCCGATCTCGTCGTCCGACATTCGCGGCATCGGTATTTGAACCAATGCGCGTTCGATCGATTGATGACCCTCGATGAGGTCATCAATGGTGTCCGCTACGCCAATGATCAAAACAGTTGCATCCACACCAAAGTCAGAAAGTGCTTTTACCGTATCGGATACGAGCGTTGCGACTTGGCGGTCGACGATGCGGTCATACTCATCCAGTACCACCAGCACCTTCGCATGACGCGCAAGATCGGTGAGGGTTCGGCGAATGTCATCGGGCTGAACTACTTGAGGCATCGTCGCCGAAACCGGCGTTTGAGTGACGCTATCGGTTGGGTTGAATCCGATGCCCCTCTGCGGACTCGTGAAAGTGATGTCGCGCATGGCCTTGTGCCAGATACTGCTGAAGCTGTCGCCGGCGTCGCAGTTAACACGCGCAACGAGATGTGGTTGGTTGCTGCCGCTTAGCAATGCCACCAACATGTTCGAGAGGGACGTTTTGCCCACGCCGCGCTCCCCGTACAACACGGCGTGATACCCCCGCTGGGAGATGGCACCCATGATTTCTCGGAGTTGATCTCCCCTGCCAGCGAACAGGTCTCGTGTATTCACCGGCGACCCCGGCGTGAACACGTTCCCTGCCTCCATCCATTTGATTTCCGCTTCTTGCGTCGATACGAGCTGCATGCGTTTTCGCCTATATTTGAAGCCTTAGCCAATATTATATATGGAAAGCTTATAAATATAGCAAGCAGCACTATTAAGATAGCCTTGTTCGCCCTCGCGTCGCGAGCCCCGATTGCAAGTGCTTTGCCCACACTCCATGTTTCAGCTGTGGTAACCAGCCCGAAATGCCTCGAGCGCGGCCTCTTCATCGAAATCTGGACCGCTGAATGGGCTGTCCTCAATGAACAGGCTGAAAGTCACGCCGCAAGCTTGGCAGCCACACTCGCCGGCGCAACGCGCGTGGCAGGCCGGGGTGCAGGTGCATGGCCATGACGGCTCTGGCCGGGGCTCTGGATCGTTCGATACAACAGGGTGATAGCCAAAGGTGCGCGGATAGCGCTTGCGACCTTCTTCGGTCGGCGTGAGGCGGTCGTCGTTCGCCGCCTTCATGCCGCCTCCTCGGTCCCCTTCGAAACCAGCTCGTGCTGGTAGTAGGCGTCGATGGGATCGTCCAGGATCGCCAATGACGCGGCGAGGTTGTGCGGATCCGGTTCGAGCCAGGCGTCCAGGTTCTCCGGCCGGATGGCGATCACGCAGCGATCGTGGCCGGCGGCTGCGACCTCGGGCGGCGGGTCGCGCGTAATGATGGCGAACGAATAGAAGCCTGCGCCGTCTTCGTCGTGCTCCGGCTCGACGTAGCGCCACAGGCACGCCAGCATCAGCCCTTGCTTGGGCTCGGGCTCAAACTGGATCTCCACGCTCTGCTCGCGCTCGCCGGGCACCAAGTCACGACCTTGCAGTCGATGGAGCGAAACCGACTCGTAGAAGCGACTGGCCACGACGATGCCGTGGTTGTACCCGAACAGCTTTTTCCAGACCGTCGACAGCTTGTCTCGCCGCGCGTTGTAAGTGCCAGGCTTCAACGCCTCTTCCTTCGCCGTCCAGCCATAGAGCCGGCAGCGGTAGCGCATGGGCACGATCATCCGCTCACCGGTGGCGTGGTCGCGGATCAGGACCGGGCAATACGATCCTGGCCAGATGCGGCCAAGGCCGTCAGTGTTCGCCGCTCTGCCCAGCTCGGCCAGCTTGGCCTTGGCCGCAGCGATCTTATTCGTCGCGACGCGCTGGTCGGTCTCTGCCTTCTTTGTCGACTTGGGTGATGCCAGGACGGCCTGGGCCTTTGCCAGACGCTCCGCCTGTTCGGCGATTTCTCGCTCAAGCGCGAGCGCCACGGCACGGTCAGCCTCGGCGGCGATCTCTTTGAGCTCGGCCTCGCCTGCGTTCCGCGGGTTGGCGAACGAGTCCCGCATGGCCTTTGGCACCTTGCGCACCCAGTCGCCACTTTTCTTGCGCTCCCAGAACAGCTTCACATAGGCACGCAGATCAAGCGTCCCGCCGAGGCGCTCGTACTTCTTGAAATCACCGTAAATTTGGGCCGAGTAGCAAATGGCCGCGCCTCCGGAGTCCGGGGGAACATGATGCCACGTCCGCTCCCGAAGGGTGAGACATCCTCCGCGTATGGTTTCGGCCATGGATATCGACGAACAGCGCACCAGCGTCCACCGGCTTCTGGAAGCGGGCGAACGCCGCGGCCACGATTCGCTCCCAGTCGACCTTGAGTGGGACCGGTCCGGCTTCGGGGGCACGATGCTGGATACATGGCATGCGCGCCTGCGGTCACCGATCTATTCCATTATGTTTGGGTATGTAACCAGTTCCGTCGGCGACCTCTGGATGGCGACGATCTTTCCCAACGGCCGTGGCACCCACCCGGACTTTGTCATCCGGTACAAGAGTCGTGATCAGGCGATTAAACAGTTTGAACAGTGGGTGAAGTTCAACTGGCACCGCATCCCGGAACAGAATCTTGGGCACGGCGCCAGCGCCACACGGAAGCCGCAGTATTGATCGCTACTGGACGCCGACCTGTTCCTTCAAATTCTGCGCCAGCTTGCGGTTGAGGTTGATGCCGTTTTCGGCACGGGCGCTGTTCTCCGCGCGCCGGCGCAGGCTGTCGTGCATCGCATTCATGCTGATGGCCACTTCTGGATATTTTTGGTTGAAGGCCTGAATTTGCTCGAGCGCCGAGGCCGCACCGTCGTCGTCACCGGCGAGCTTGGCCAGGGCGAAGGCGTTCATCAGCGTGGCGCGCCGGGTCTGAATCTCCGACTGGTAGTTTTCCAGCGCGTTGTTCACGCGTCGCTGTTCGGCGATGACGGTCGGGGTGAAGCCGATCGCCTGGATCAGCGCCTGCGGCGTGCTGACGTCTGGCACGATCGGGTCGCCCTTGAGGCTGTTGGCGCCCTGGGTTTCATACCGCATTGCCTTGAGGGCATTCGCCGCCGCCGCCGGCAGCATGGTCTCGATGCCTCGCTCCGTGTGACCCTCGTTGAACAGCTGCGTGCCGACGTACATGTTCTTGATCATGCCGCCGAGGGGGCCGGCGATGCTCTCGAGCATGTTGTCGTAGGCACTTTCCCCGGTAAGCTGCTTGTCGACGTCGCGGAACCACAGATCGGACATGCTGACTCGGCTGGCCACGTCGGCACCGGTAACCTGGTTGGCCGCGCCGTCGGCAATGACGTTCGCCGCCTCTGAGCCGAGATGCTCGGCGAGCCAGCTGCGGAACTCCGTTTCGAAATCCCACGGTTCGTCCGGATCGCCAGTGACCAGGTGCACTGCGTTGGCGCTGTAGCGCAACGCATTGAAGATCGGCATGCCCACGACGCCGGCAAACAGGCCGGTCATCCCAAGCATGCCCGTAAGCGTGCGGCGTGCCAGCTTCTGCACCTCGGGTGTCTCGCCCTTGAAGGCCTTGTAGAAATTGCGACCCCACAACCAGCTCATGGCCAGCGAATAGTTCTTGAACTGGAAAAGGATCTTGCCCACGTTGCCCTGCATGTAGCGGGCACGGTTGGCGTTGCTGTAATCGCCGTGGGTACCGTTCGTGATCTCGTCGGCGTACTTGACCGCGTCGTGGAAGCTCTGGCCCTGCGCGCGCGCCAGGCGGTATGCCGCGACGGCCGTCGATTCACGATTGATCATCTCGCTCGTGTGGAACATCCAGCTGACAGCGTTCATCACCTTGGCATAGGCTGGATTGCTCTTGAGCGCGTTGCCCTCGGCGAGGCCGGCCAGGTTGTGGGTCGCAGTCCGTTGGATGGTGCCCTGCTGCTGCAGCGCGCGGTAGGCCTGCCGCTCGTCATCGGTGCGCAGCGTGCGCTGGATGTTTCCGCCGGTCTTGACCGCATCGCGCATCGCCGCACTGAGTTCGCGCATCGCCGGCGCCCAGCCGTGGCGTGCCCCGAGCACCGGCAGAACGATGTGCGGCGTCTGGATCAGGTTTACCAACGCCGAAGCCGGGCTGGCAGCCAGGTGATAGGCAAAGCCGATGCTGGTGGCGACGTTGGCCAGCTTGCTGTCGGTCGGGTTGAGTATCCAGTCGTTGCGCCGCTGCAGCTCGCCTAAGAGCGCGTCGGCGTGCGCCGCTTCTTTGACATCCATGTAGGTGCGCCGGGCATCCATCAGCCCCTTCATGTGACCCATCATGTTCTGCATCTGGTAGCCGTAGCGCGCCTTTGAAATCTGGCTGGCAGCGTGGAACACGTTGCTGGCAAAGACGCGTGGCACGTCGTCGGTGTAACCGGCGATGTTCTTGCGGTGAATCCCCGACTTGCGCAGCGACAGTTCTGGCAGCGTCTTCAGGAACGACTGGTAGATCTCGTCCTGCACTTTCTCCGGCGCACCGTTCTTGCGCAGCGTATCCATGATCTCGCCGATGAACGTGCCGCTGGGCGCATTTTTCGCGCGATAGTCGTTGTTCTGGCGGCCTGTGGCTTCGATCTCAGCACCTCCAGCTTTGAACGCCTTCTCAGCCTGCGCGGCTTTTTGCGCGTTTTCGTACTTGGCGAAGAAATACTCACCATTGTGAAAGCCTGCAATCCAGTAATCGCCGAAGCGCTGGAGGGGAAAATACACGCCATCAACGCGGCCTTCGTCGAACTTTTGCCGCATGCGCTCAATCATCGCTCGCTTGTTCTGTTGGGGAATGTCCAGCGAGTTGATGCGATCTTCGGCCGCCTTGAACAACTGATCCTGTACGTCCCGATAGTGATCGCGCATCACTTTGAATTGCTCGCGCGCCTCCGGTGTCAGCGCGTTCCAGCGCGCCAGCATCTCCGGATACTTCTGAGCGCGCGCCTTTTCGCGCGCAGGCAGCGAACGCAGGTACTTGATCTGCTCCCTCAGCTCCGCGTTCGCTTCGCCGCCACGGCCGCGGATCTGTCCCTGCAGCGCTTTGATGCGTTCGTCGCGCAACTCAGTTGTCCACGGGGTCAGCTGGCCGCGCGCGTCGGGAATTAGCAACCGCTGGTATTCGTCCATCGGATCGACGCCCATCTGGGTCACGTCGTGCATGAAGCGGAAAAGCTGCTGTGCTTCCGGCTTCACCTTGCCCAGCCAGCCTGCTGCGCCCCGCTCATACGCCCACTTGCGCAACGCATCGACCTTGCCCGAGCCATCGGTGGTCATTTGATTGCGATCGGCCTCCATGCGTTGGAAGGTGTCGCCGTAGGCCTTCGCAGGTTTTGCGAGAACTTTTTCTTCGCCGGCTAGCTCGAGCACATGTCGCAACTGGAGCGCGCCCAGAGCTTTGGGCTCCAGGTCGGTGGCTTTGCCGCTGATCCAATCCTTTACGTGCTGCAGCGTGCCCTGGTCGAGCCTGGGGAGCTGTTCCTGGATCTGTTCGATCGATTGGCTGGCGTGGCTGAAGGGGCGGCGCGGGCGATCCGGCTTATCGGGATCACCGCTATCGTCCATGTCGGGCTTTAGCTGCCCGCCGGTCCCAGGTGTTTCAGGGTTGGGTCGATCGCCAGCTGCTCCCTCGCCCACATCCGTGCCGCCTGCGATTCGGCGCGCAAGGACGCTATCTCGGAGGGCGTCAGGCGATAGACGTCCCTTGTCGTAGGTGAGGAGGGTGCGGGCTTCGGATTCGGTGAGGCCATCGAAGCCATGCCCGAATTGCTCTCGCCACCAGTTTTCGATGGAGCCGAAGCGTCCACGGACTTGATCCAGCGTCTTAGGGGTGAGCGCCAGCTTGCGCGAATAGTCCTTTCCGGTCAAGGCGGTAGCCAATACGACCCGGCCGCCTTCGCGCTCGATGTGTGTTTTCAGCTGAGCCAAGGTGCCGCCCTGAGTTAGGGTGTCGTCCAGCAGCACGTAGGCCTGCCCGCGCTTGACCTCGCCGGCGAAGGTGGGCTGCTTGGCCAGCCGGTCCATCGCATCAGCGCCGCCACGGCCGACCTTCTCGGCCTGAACAATCGTTTCGTTAACCTTGGTGCCCAACTTCTGGGCCAGCACCTCGGCGGCCATTTCAGGAATGCGGTTGTTGCCCGTCGCTTCCCGCGCCACGACTGGCACGATCTCCGGCTTGCTGCCGGCCGGCAACGCGTCGCGCACCTGCTGAACAAAATCAGGTGTGACAACATCGCGCGCCACACGTAGGGCTGCCTTTGCGTCGCCGGCCTTTGCCGCCTGGTAGTCGGGATGGCCGCTGAGCACGCCGGGCCGGTGCGCGGTCACCACATCGGGAAAACTGTCATCCCACCCGTCGCGGCTGAACCGCAAGTCGTTGGGATGGGCGATCTGCTGCGCGCGCCGTTGCGCTTCATGCTCATCCGCACCGCCGTATCGGTTCCATGCCGCGTCGACGAAGTCATGGAAGGCCTTCGGCGAATCCGTCAGGCGGCCATCGAACCGGCGCAGCATGTCGAAAGCCAACTTCATGGCCTGGGCGATCTTCGCGAAGATGCCCCCGGCCTCGCCAAGAAGCCTCTGCGCGCCAGCGTGGTCGTAGAGCGTACGCGCCAGCATGTCAGCGAAGAACTCGTGCGGATCCAGCGCATAGTCCCGCTTGTTGGCCTCCACGTCGCGCAATTCGGCGCCGGCGACTCCTCGCGTGTTCTCGCCCGTGCGATCGCCGTAGAGGTTGCGGAAGAACGCCTGGCGCGAGGCCTTCGCTTCGCCCAAGGTTGCGTCCGGGGCGATTTCCCGGCGCCATTCCATATAGGCGCGGTACATCGCTTCCCCGGCCTCGCTGTGCTCCAGATCCTTGCCCAGCATCTGGTCAACAATGTGATGGCCGTACTCGTGAAAGAAGGTGCTGACGGCTTCGTGGGATCGCAGCTTGTCGGCACGCAAGCTGATCACATGGTTGTTGGAGTCGTAGACGCCCAACATCTTCCCGAACTCAGGATGCGTGCTGTCGTGCAACTCGACGCGTGTGCGCGCGATGCTGAAGCCCTTGGATAGGCCGTCGGCGATCTCCTGTAACTTGGGCACGTAGCCCTTGGTCACCTTTCCTTTTTCCAGGGTGTCGACCAGGTCAAAAAGCTTCTTGAATGCAGCGTTTCCGCGCGCCTCTTTGATGCTTTCCAGCACGCTGCGGCGGTCATCGATCGCGCGCCCGAAGATGCCTGCCTCGTCGAACCCTGCGCGGTCAAACCGATCTGCAGCTGCGCTGGCCTCGGCAGGCAATGCCTTCTGGCGATTATTTCCATCAGCGGCAACTGCTGGTGCTGCGCTCTTCTCGTCGTGAAGATTGAGGAAGCGATCCAGGATGAAGGCGGCGTCATTGGGATCGCGGAATTTTGAGGCTGCCTGCAACAGGGCCTTTTTCTGGATGGCCTTCGAGTCCCAACCTTCTTCAGCGATTCGATGGCCAACCTCGCGCATGCCCGCATAGGCGACCTGTTCCTCGCGCTTCCACTGCGACGGGTCCTTGCCTTCCGTGCGCCCGAGCTTAGACAGGAATCGGCCGAGCGCCCATGCGGCATCGTCGGGCGAACTTACCGAAGCATCCGAATGGGCTTCGCGATAGTCATGCAACTCGTCGAACGCCTCATCGTTGTGGCCGATTCCGTAGAGCGCATCCACGTCCCGCTTAGACAACTTCGACTCGATCGCATCGAGTGCTGCTTGGCCGCGGTTGGACACTTCGTCGTTCGAACTGTCTCGCTCGCGCAAGGCCCTGCGCCACGCGTCAGCCTGGTCGCCCAGCACTGCCTGCTCCACATCCCGGCCATAGCGCGATACCGCTTCCGAATGCGCATGCACCTCATCCGTGGTCATTTCGTATGGTGGCCGCGAGAACCGCGGCTCCGGGGGAAGTTTTGCCCCGCTTTGGCCACTGGACTCTACGCCTGCTGTGGCCAGCGCTTTGTGCTCAGCTACAGGCGCCGTGGTGTCGCCATTTTTTAGCCAATCCTTGAACGCCGCGATGTCCATCGCGTGCACAGGGCCGACCTTCCAGCCGTCGTCGAAATTCGACTTGTACGCCGCGATCGCGTCCTTTTTCGACGTATAGCCCAGCATGGCCTTGTGCTCATCGAAGCCGCCTGTTTTCTGGTCGAGCTGATCGACGACGTAGACCTTCTTGCTCTCTGGCTTCGGCCCAATGTACGTATCGACGTGCTCGCCATCTGCGCCTTCCGTGCGCTTGATGTATCCGTAGTGGTCGGACATCTCATGCGACCAGGTCGAACCGTCTTCGCGTGTGCCACTGCGAACGGACCCACGTGGATTCTCGATGCTGATGTCGAGCCCATGCAGCGACACATGGCCTTTTTGATAGTTGCCCGCCTCTTTCTGTGCCTGCGTAGGCTCGGGCAAATTATTGTGCGGTGAAAGGGCAGCTTGTGCGGCGGCAGACTCGACTTTTTCTTGTGGGGTCTGCTGGGTGGATCCGCCTTCCTTTCCGCTCAGTGCCGCGTTGGCGTCAGCGGCCTCGCCTTCACCAGCCACAGCAGGTCCGCCACGCCCTGAAGGTTGCTGGGTATTACCACCTCCTGACCCGGCTTCAGGCTGTGCAGAATGTTGCGCATTTGGCGCGCTTCCTTCTTCGGTACCAGCTTTTGCCTTTGCAGTAGCTGCAGGGCCTCCAGCATTGTCATTTCCATGCGTTGTCTCCGTCGCTGCTGCTGGCTGATTGTCCGGCGCGGTGGTCCCTTGGGGTACCCCGCTCGTTGAACCGGCGTCGGGCGCCGGCTTCGAGAACATATCGCGCAACTGGGTCGGAGACGGCTCGCCAAGCTTCAGGATGTCGTTAGCCTGCGTCGGCGTCATCCGACTGATGTCGTCGGCCCCATATCCCAGGGCAGCTAGATCGCTGCGCATGCGCGTCGTGATCATGAAAGGCACGCTGGCCTTCGTTGCCGCGGGTTCGTCTGTATCGGTGGACGGAGCTGCGGCGGACGCATCCTGTGCCGCTGGCGCTTGCGCCTTCTGCGTCGCCGCATCCCCTGCGGGCGACGCGGCGGCGGCGCCCGCAACGTTGGAAGCATCTTGCGCGGCACTTGGGGGCTGGTTCGTGGCCTCCAGCTGCGCCGAACGCTGCTGCATCAGCAAGTCGGCTGCACGCTTGCGCTCCTGCAGGATCTGCGATTGTGGAACGCCCCACGCCTGGGATAGAGCCTGGGGATCGATACGGACATGGCCAGCCGCGTCGTATTGCGCCTGCATCTGTTTGGCGAGCGCGTTGCGCAGGTCGTCTCGCGTGTAATCGCCCTGTTCCCCCGTTTCCGGATTTACCCAGGGCGGGGTGATGGGCGCGGCCACGGGAGATTGATCGACGGCCGCGGCCTCCGGGGCGCGCGGAGCGGGCGCTTGTGCTGCGGCGGCATCGTCGCTCGTGCCTATCGGCGCACGCTTCAGCGCCGGCGATTGCGTCGATAGCGTGTTTGCGGCATCGGCGAGCGATCCGGGTTCCGCACCGGGGTGCGGCACGGCCGGCGCGTGCGGCAGCAAGCCGAAGCCTGCGCCCGTCGCCGTCGCCATCACCGATCCGGTTCCAAACGGCTGGCCGTTGATGGCGTTCTGGGCTTCATTCAGGCCTTCGCTCACCAACGCGCCACGCGTCGCACGTTGCAACCAGTTGCCTCGGCCGCCGAGCGGCACCAGGTTCGCACCCGTCTGCATGGTGGCTTGGCCGAGCAGCGCCAGATTCGACTCGGGCGCCTGGCCCGCCGCCTCCTGCTGTGCCGCCTCGGCGCCAGCATTCGTGGAACCCAGCACAGCGGCAGCACGCAGGGAACCTGGCGTGATGTGGCTCGCCAGGCGTTTCAGCACGGAGGTGCCCACGATAGGCGCCTCGGCTTCCATGCTCCCGCCATCCGTGAGGCCGGCAAAATCCAACTGCCCCCCAAGCTCTGCGGCACGTTGAATCGCCGCAGCTCCCAGGCCCGCGTTTTGCGGCACGTCGAGTTGCTGCCCGCGTTGCGCCAGGGGCTGCGTGACATTGCGCTGGAGCCACGCGGATCCGGAGCTGCTGAAAGGCTGTACAGCACGCTGCGCAATTTCCGCCGCACCGGTGGCAAGTGTGTTTGCTGCCGAACCGAGCCCGCGCGTCACCGGGTTGTCGATCAGGTACCCAGCTCCCTGACCGTAGTCCTGCGTGCTCTGTCCGCCGAGCTGGCGCTTGAGAAAGCCGGTGACACCACTTCCGTTCTGCGGTTGCGGACCTGTGCTCCCCTGGTCGAACTTGTCGAAGTAATTGCCGGACCCGTTGCTCACGCTGTTGCCCGGCGCAGACGCCTGGTCGAACTGATCAAAGTAGTTGGCCATGATTAGTTCCCAAGGATGCGTGCCGACGCACCGTTTCCATACTTAGCGTCAAAATCACTGCGCAACTTTGGATTGCCTTTGAGCGCCACGATTGCTTCGGACGGAATGCCGGCGCCCGCAGAAGCAACCTGACCGGAAAGCATGCGTTGTCCCTGTTGGTATGCCCTCGTACTGGCTGCGTCCATTTCCTGTTGAGTGGGAGGCCGCGGCTTTCCATCGTCGCCTCGGACCATGCCAGTGAACTGGTCAGCACCAAGAGCTTGGTTATACAGCTGCTTGTACAACTGCATGCCCGCTTCCGTGCCGAACAGGTTGTTGCGGTCAGGCTTCGATCCTGTGGCCGGCTGGCCATTTGGCATCGTGATCGGCGTGGCTTGGCCGGTGATGTTGTCGACAGATGCCAGCGTGCCATCGCCCAGCTGTTGGATAGTGCGGCCGCGCGTGAGGTAGGCAAGTTGTCCCTGGAGCGCTGCGTTCTGCAAGCCGTAACGGCCGCGCAGATCCTCTTCGGACAACGCTGCGTTTTCTTGCTGGCCGGCCAGGGCCTGCTGGCCTTCCTGCTGTTGGCCAAGCGCGCCGCGTTGCAGGACCGAGCTCGTAAGATTGCCGAGTTGTTGGCGTGCGGATGCACGCTGTCCAGGCGCGCCAGAATCCATGTCGACGCGCAGGTTGCGTGCAGCCGTCCCGAGCGCGCTACGCGGATCGCCATTGGCCATATCGATGAGATCAGCCGTGGCGTAGTCCTGTGCGCTCGGAACGCTGCCGGTGAACGGCTGATTGCGTCGCAGTGTCGCCAGGTTCTGGCCGATCATCTGTTCGGACGATGGCGTATAGCCCAGCGCGTCGCTGGCTAGTGGCCGAGTGAACGCGGTCGTTGGCGCCGTGTTGAGCTGATTGCCCAACTGCTTGATCTGATCATCCGTGATCGTGCGCGGTGGCGCGCCAGCACCGCCGGAACCATCGCTGAAGGTGGCGACGCCGTTGATCATTCGACCGAAAGGCAACTGCCGGCCATCTGCCAACGTGACACCATTCGGTGCTGCTGGCGCCGGCGGCATCGGCATCTTCTCCCCAGGCGCACCCGTGATCCACGGAATTGGCCGCGACAACATCGGCGATGGCGCAGCAGCCACGGGATTGGATGCCGCAGTCGTCGGCGCTGGCACCGGCGCAGTTGCGGCCGGAGGGGTTCGCACAAGGGCCGCGCGTGCCGGCGCGGCATTCGCAAACGTCTCGGGAGTGCTGCCGCTGTTGGCATTCGGCGCGCCGGTACCGAAGTCCATCGACGAAAAGCCATCGCCGCCCCAGCCGCCGTTGACGCCCAGGCCTGGCGCTGGCGCGGCCTGCGGAAGCTTCAGCGACGCTCCGCTGATCGCCGCGCCTTCGCGCGATGCTGGATCAGCTGTGCCCGCGGCGTTTGGAATGGCCCTTTGCAGCATGGGTGTTGGCGGATTGCCGGTGGTGTCGTCAGGCTGTTTCGGATCCTGGTACGCCATGGTCGTGCCCTCTCATCAATTGGAATCGGCCATCGAGCCTGAGTAGTTGACGTGCAAGTCGTAGCCGATCGATTCGTTGGTGTCCGAGCGCGCGCTGGCACCGATGTTCACGGCCGACATGGCTGCGGAAGCAAGCTGCGCGGCGACCGTTGCCAGCGTCTTCTTGATTTCGAGCATGATGTTCGTGACGAACTGCAGCTGCGCGAACTGTTGGTCAGCGCGCTTCATCTCGGTGTCGACGATCGCTTGCTCCTGCGCCAGGTTCAGCTGGAAGCGGCGGTTGTCGTACTCACCGGCCGCGCTGGCCATCTGCGCCTGTGCTTGGAAGAGCTGGACCTGCGCTTGGAACTCGCGCAGTTCGACGTCGACCTGGGAGGTGGCGGCCTGCAACTGGGTGTTGAACAGCTCAACCCGCGCACGCCAGGCGTTGAGCGTCAGAGTCTGTGCCTCGATGGCTGCACGCTCACTCTCCACCAGCACATCCGCCTCGGCCTTGAACACCTGGACGTTCATGCCTTCGAGCTGAATGCCATTGGTGAAGGCGAGCCGCATGTTCTCGACCGCGGTCATCTGCTCCTGTATGAAGATGTCGCGGCTGGCTTGCTGCCGTTTCATTCGCGCATCGACGCGAGCGGCGCTGACGCGATTGTTCAGCACGCCGCCAGGCTCGAAGAAGCCGCGGGTGGCGAATTCGTCATAGGCACCAGCGACAGCGCGATTTTCTTCTGCGTAGGTTTCGGTGTACGCGCGATCGCGAAGCTGCCGCGCCAGCCCGGCAGGCAGAGGGTTTCCCGTCATGAATTGCTGCAGTAGCCCCTGCAGCGTCGTCAACAGATTCGACAGGTACTGCGGCGGCGGGAGCACGGGCACCGAAATGCTGGGCGGCGCACCCGGCAAGGGCGGCACCACCAGCTTCAAGTCGTTTGGCGCTACGGGCGCGGCGATCGAAGGAAAGCCCGGCAGTGCAATCTGCGGATCGAACGTTGCGTTGTAGTTGACGGTGGTGACGGGAACATTGGCCACCTCGGCGGCGTACTGCTCCGCGATGCCGAATGCATGCATGGCGGTGCCTGACCACTTGTCGTAGGCGGTGTATACCAGCGGCAGCGCACCAGGCGATGCCGGATACAGCAATTGCGGCTGCTCCGCGGAACCGGACATCAGAAGACCCTCCCCGTGAGCGTCATAGGAATGACCGTGATGTCGGTCAACTGGAATTGTGTTGCGGTTTCTTCGGAAACCAATTCGAAGGTCCAGTAGACCGAACGGAAGCCCCGGCCCACGTCGACCCGCTGGCGATGCAGCACGCTGCCAGTCGTCGGCGTCATCACGTAGGTTTGCTTCACGACCTGGCCGTCGAATGTATTGGCCTCAATGCCCAGTACCAGCTGGCCAGTCGTGGCAGCGCCGAGGTACGCACGCTGAATTTGCTTCAAGTGGCCCGGATCGCCGAAGTCGAGCATGCCCGTGCGCAAGAACGATTGGATGGCGACGCCAGCATCTGTCGTGCCGCCCATTACGTGAACGCCGTCGGCGCCTGCGGCCAGCATCTGACCGTTGAACATGGTGTAGCTGTTGAACTGCAAGTTCGAATAGCTACGCATCGCGCGCGTGTCGGTGGTCATCACCCACGCCGTATAGGCGTCGTTTCCATCGCTTAGCGAAACAATCGCGCAGAACCCATCCCGAAGGGCTTGAAGCACCTGGCTGACCGCGCTGGTGCCGTCTTCGACGACGAAGCTATCGGACAGGAAAACGGTGATCTGCGCCGTGCCGGCGGTCGCCGCGCTGGCCAGGAAGTGGTCTACTAGGCCTTCTCGAATGATGTATCGCGCAACGTCTCGAAGCGACATTCCATCCAGCAGCGAAGCGAGGACTTTCGACAGCGCCGCTGCACTGTCGGAAATGTGCATATAGTCCAGCAACGCCAGAATAAACGACGATTCAAGGCTGTCTGTTGCTTGGAACGAATCGGTCAGCGCGTTGATCGGCGTGCCGAAAGTGATCGAGGTGAATCCCGCGGCCGGCAACACGTAAAAGTAGTTTTTTGGTGCCGAGATGTAGTTGGCGAAGCCACGAGCGATCGGAACGCGTCCGATAGCAATGCCGGATGGCTTGTCTCCTACTGCTAGCGAGCGAGAAAGGATTCTTGGCGCTGCTGTATTTTGATTGCCATAAGCAATACCGATGGACCTGTTGAACACCATCGGTACGGAGGAACTGCCCACGGCAACGGTCGGCACCACGGCTGTCGACGATCCGTGCGCATACACAATGGGAGCTTTCCCCACACCGTAAGCACCCGGATTTCGATCTAACGCTCGGCCCAAGGGTGATGCGATCTTGCCGTGACCAACCACCGCCGACTTTGCCGTGCCAAGGACTCGGATCCTTCCAAAACCGTAAGTCGTTTGCGCCGTCGAAAACGCCTGACCGCGAATCGCTGGAACCGCAGCGTTTTGATCGGCGCTCTTGTACGGAACGAAGCTGATCGTCATGGCAGCTCATCCCCTGCGGCATAAATGCATGCCGTCACGATGACGGGTGCGAGCGTCAACGCGTTCCGCATAGCCAGCAGCTGGCCACCCAGCAAGTAGTAGACCTTCGAACCTACGCGTCGGATCTCGAATTTCGTGCCGAGTGCATACGCTTGAGGTTGGCCTACTTGGCTGCCCCGCTCCACAATGGTGGCGAAGCAGTGGCTGCCCACACCGGTGAACATGAAGGCATGGTCCACCAGCGAGGGGTCGTAGATGGCTGCTCGAACGGACCGTAGGCCTACAACCAACCCATTGGGCACCGCATCCAGGGCATCCGAGACCGACACATCGCCTGCCAATTCGGCAACGCTGTTCGCGCCTGCGTTCCATCCCAGATTCTCGTCGACCGTCGTTCGAGCGGGCGAGCCGGGCGTCGCCGGAATTTCCGGGCAAACCAGGCAACCACTGACATCCAATCGGCAGCCAGTGCTCATGTGCAGGATTCCGTGTAACCGACGATGGTGTATACGAACGTGCCGCCGCCCGTGTATTGAGGGGGCGATCCCGCACTCAGCGTCGAGTTGCTGCCGGTTGTGCCTACAACTTGAATTCCGTAAATGGGAACCTGCACGCAATGTTGGTTCTGCACACCACCCGAATTGGACGGGGTTCCGGGCGACGGCGTGGCGGCGGGCGGCGGGCACGTGCGACTGGCCGGCTGGCCAGCTGTCGCCGGCACCTCCGGCGTCGTCGATACGATGGCGGTCTTCTGAAGACTCACTGCTGCATGTACAGCTGGAAGGTGTTGATGCCTTGGGGCGTACCCGCCGTCAGCGCAGTCGACCCGAACAACAGATCGAAGCTAGCGTCCGTGCCGATCGTCCCCTGCACGCGGTAATTTCCGGCGGCCGCAGCGGCCGAGCCATTATCGGCGCCGACGCACAAGCGGTAGAACGATGCGCTCCCAGCGGTGGCGACATTGCCGCTCCAGTTTTCCGCTGCCGTTTTCTGCAGCACGCCGTTTGCGGGTGCATTATTGAAGGTCACGCCCGCGCCGGCATTGTTGATCGTCGCCAACAACACGCAGCTCGGATCGATCGCAACGTCGGCGCTCGCCGGAACGGGCCCGGAATACACATAGATGCTGGCGCCATTGAGCAAGGCTGCCAGCTGCGCAAGCCATGCATTTTCCAGCTGAGTCGAAAAATGAATCATCGTGTCACCTGATTGTCAGTTGCCCAAGGGCGGAAAGGTGAATAGAAAGGTATCGATCGGTAACTCGACGCCAGCGGACAGCACTGCACCGGCCATAGTCATGTCGTTCAGCGACCCATTGAGGCCGACGTCGCCATCAATACGTGGCGCCGTGAAGCTAGCGCCGAAGGCGTCACCGACGGCAACGAGCCGCCACCAAGTCGGTTTCGCTGCCAGCAGCGTGGTCAGCACCCACTGATCGCTCGGCGGCTTGATCACATAGTCGTTTGCTTGGGCGAATTGCAGTCCACTTCCGTTTGCTGATAGCCGGGTAATCACCCCAATTGGGGCTGATGGCTCGGCATCGTTCGCGCTACCAGGGCGACCACCACCAAAGATGCGAATTTCGCCACCAGCAAAGATGGACGAAAAACTCTTTGATCCGAGGATCGAAGCTTTGAAGCCTGTCGAAAATAGAAGCACGTAGGTGCCCTCATCAGGTTATTTTCTGTAGGACATTTGCTTCAAGACCATCGCCGCCAAATAAGTACCATGCGCCGTCTATAACGCATCCGGCATAGTCCCCGCTTGAAACCGGCCCCTCTGCGACGACACTCCAAGAATCTTTCGCGGGGTTGTAGCACCATAAATCTTTGTCAGCGCCGGTAGTCACAGTCGATGGACCACCGTATACGTACATCTTGCTATTTACCTCACACGACATTGAGCTCCACTTCTGAACGGTTGTAGGCATGGGTGCCAATTGCGCCCAGTCGTTCTTAAGCGGGTCGAAACACCATGTAGTTAAATCATCGGAGCTCTGAAACAAATATAGTTTGCTGTTTATAGTTACAGCTGTTTGAGATGAAGACGTAGGGCCGGATGTTCCTTGGCTCCAACCATCGGACGAAGGGTCGTAAATCCACAATGAATTGTGTTCAGCCGATCCATCCCAGCCACCATATATGTAGAGTTTGTTATTAATCGTCACGCAGGCCATCGAATCAACCGCCAACGGGCACGAAGTTAGTTGTGACCATTTGTTTTCGGCCGGGTCGTAGACCCACAGGTCGGACAAGCAATTACCACTGCTATCAGCTCCACCGAAGATATACATTTTGTTGTTGATCGCAGCCGAGCCGGCTTGACTTCTAGCAGAGGGCGACGTTGGTGGTAGCAATTGAGTCCATTTGTCGCCGATCGGTTCATACACCCATGTGTCGTTGAACGAATGACTCTGGACGCCGCCAAATAGATACATTTGCCCGTTAATCGATACGGCAGACGCCTGATTTCTAGCAGGTGGCCCACCACTTAACTGCGTCCACACGCCTTTCAGGTCCGCTTCTGTCGGATCGAGTGGACATGTCTCATAGCAACCAACTGTATCGGTCCAGAAGCAGCCCATGTCACACCACCTTCGCGTAGATGAGCCAGTCGTTGTCAGGCAGGGGCACGGTGGAGACGGCCCGACCACCACGCGGCGCTTGTTGCGCATAAGCCAGCCAACTGGCGGCATCAAAATCCGCCGGTTTTACGAAGCAACTGCAAACTGATCCCGAAGGCTCTGCACTGAGCACTGGCGCGGCATTTGGCACCGGTGCGTTCTGGTAGCCGTAGATGACCTCACCGAAGCGCCTTGCATAAAACCCTTGCACGTTCGCGCTGATCGCCTGCGGCAGATATATCTGCGGCGCGTTCACATCAGCCAATGTCGGATAGCAAGGATCGTTGGTACTCCACAGCGCGCCGTCTGGGCACGCGTACCAATCTTCGTCGACAACGGAACCTTTTGTGCATAGGCGAACGCCGTTCACCAAAGCTCCCGTGTATGTCGAGCATGGGACGTTGAGGCGCGTAACTCCCGCGACAGCATTGGGCGGATCGACGCTAAAGCGTGGCTGTGAAACCTTCAGCGCAAACGCCGCGTCTCGCACATCAAGCACGATCGCCAACTCAAAGTACGCATCGACCGATGGCGTCTTGAAGCGAGCCCCATGCAACACTGCGTTGCTCAGGTCGGTGACGTAGCGAATGGTCGCATCACCGGTACCGACATAGGCGTATTGCACGGCCGCTACGAACCCGGAGCTCGGATCGACGGAAGGATCCGGGTTGTACGGGATGACCTGGTTGGACGTGATCATCGCGTTGAACGCATAGACCACATTGCCGCCGGCGTCATAATCGACCGCAATCGGCACTGCCGGTACCGGGTACATACCAAGGCCGTACTGATCATGGGTGTCGGGTAGGTCACCCGTTATTTGCGGCGCGTTCTGGTCGATCGGTACCGCACCGTTTTCCACCACGTACTTCGCGTTCGCGACGCCGTCGGTATAGTCGTGGAATGTCACCCTTGCGTCGGTTGCGTCGGACGTGAGCGTGAAAGCAAGCTCTACCGCTCGCGGACTCGATGCAGCCTCCCATGCATTTAGGAAGGTGCTCCACTCGCCATAGTCCAGGAACGTACCGTAGTCACGCAGGCAGATCGCTTTGAGGCCGTCCGGCGCGAAGCGCCAGCAGCTAGCGTACTTGAGCGAGTTGTTTTCCGTCGACGAAGCTTTCCAGCCTTTCGATGGGTCGGGCATGCTTCCCACGTCGACGAGTTGGCCGCCGCGCCACGCCCATGGGTCGTTCGCGTCGGTGCCGCAGATGACCTCCTGCGGGTCCACACGCAACCCGTTCGTTGACCGCTTCGGGATGTCCGCCCACCAGACGCGCAGGTAACGTGTGAAGCCCTGGTGTTGGAAATCACCGGGCTGATCGGCTGGATCGTGCACGAGGGCAATGAGGCGATCGCTCTTGCCATTGGCCGCGACGCCCGCTGCCCACACCAGGCCACCATTCGGCGCCAAGGCGATCGACCGTCCCCTGCAGTAGATATGCCTGCTCAGCGCCGGCTCGTACAGGGCTGCCGCTTGTGTCGTCGAACGCGGATACACGAGCCAGCAGTCGCCGTGGGCGTCCGTGAACGGCCGCACAGGCTGCAGAGGGGCCGTGGCAGGCGCATTCGGGTTGTAGATGGCCGGATACGTTTCCCACGCGAGATTGAGGCTCGCGAACGAATGCCAGCTGATCGGAGGCAGATCCTTGTCAGCGCCCTGCCAGTTCGCATTGCCGGCGTGAATCCATCGGTCTGTGGCGCTGAGCGCCAGCACGCTGACGCCGTCGCGGTAACCAACGTCCGCGATTACGGCCGGGCCCAGGTCAGACGTCAGCGCGCCGCCGTTCTGAGACTGCCAGTCCGTGATGGCGCTTCCGCTATTGGAGCGAAATTCGAACTGGTCGAGCGTATCGGCGCGCGTGAAGCTGTTTCCAGTGTCGGCGAGCCAGTCCACCGTGTAGCCTTCCTTGGTTAGGCGATCGCTGCTGGTCTTGAACGACGCAGGATACGTATCGCTGCTCTCCGCAATGCTGCCAGCCGCCGCGAAGACGCCCGCAGCCATCTCTGCGACGTGCGCATAGCCACGGAACCGCAACGTCGCTGCCGTGACGCCCGCGCCTTTGCGGAGCGTGTTGACCGCTTCAAACAGCTGCGGTTGGATCGCCACGTTCTGAAGGAATGGCGCCAGCTCCAGTCGATAGGATTTCCATGGTCCATCAGGCTGCCGCGCGTCGTATCCCGTATCGCCGCTCCATGCGAATTGCGGACCTTTCGACCCATCGGCCAGTAGCGGCACCGGCACATCATTCGGCGGCGGATAGGCTGCGTCGATGTCGGGGCTGATCAGCACCTCGCCGCAGGGGCCGCCGGCAGTCCAGCGCGATGTATCCCGCCCAGGCGACAGGTTGGTCGGATCGTAGGTACCAACGTTCGGAACCGGCACGATCGGCAACCCGTAGCCGTAAGGGGCGCCCTTCGTCGCGGGATAGGTTACGAAGCCGCGGGGTACCCACAGGTCACTCGTGCCGGGCGTCTCCGTGGCTACGGCTTCTGGCGCGCTGATCGTTACCTTCACCAGCCCGTTCGACAGGCCCGCGCTCACCACCGATCCGTCCGGCATGGTGACCTGTCGGGACAGCACGGTGACGCCGCTGGCTGCTGCGCGCTCAACAAGCTCGCCGACCACCTTGCGCGCGAACGCGATCGCACCCGGATCTACATCAGAGGGTGCGATAAGCCACCAGGTGCCGGCATAGGGTTTCGTCATGGTCAGTCGGCTGCCGGCGTGGCGCCGAAGTTGTACTTCATCTGGAATGTGCTGCCCGGCCCCAATTGATTGATGTTGGGAAACAGAGCTGCGGCGATGGCGACGCCCGTGGTTGCGCCCTTTGCTGTGGCGTTGGCGATCAGTCCAGCGCCGGTCAACGTTACTGCCGCACCGCCGATGGTGATCGTCGCGACGTTGTTGCTGTTTGACACCAGTTGAGCGATGGATGCTCCATTCGACTGCCACGCCTGTCGCTGATTTTCCGCATAGGCGGTGTACTCGCCCAGCGTTTGCGCGAAGGTGGCTGCGGTGATCGTGTCGTTCGGCGTCACGTTGCTGCTGAAGGGAGCGAACGAAATACTGCTCGGCGCAGCGGCGTTATTGAAGATGATGTTCAGCATCCAATCGAGACCTTCCAGCGCGGTGACGTTGTGCTGGTACCGCCACTCGCCGAAGTTCTCGCTGTAACCGAGGATGCCGCCGAACTTGGCGCGCGCGCCCGGAAAGTAAATACCGGTGGACGTGCGTTCGTACTTGAAGTTGCGCATCGCCCTGGCGAACTCGGCGCGGATGGCTGCGGAGAGAAGCTTCATCTTCATGGGGTCACCACTTTTCGAGAGGGCAATGGGATTGGCTGAATTTCGTCTTGGTCGCCAGAGGACAACCGCAACGTTTGCAGTACTCGGTCTTCAGGACGGGCGCGTGGCCAAGCCATTCGCAACCACGGCATATCGTCATGCGCTGGGCGATTTGCTCCGCCGGCGCGAGCGCAATTCCGAGAGGGATCAGCGGCGTGGTCATGTCTGCCACCCGTCGAGCTGATCGCTCATGGCCAGGCCGGACCGCTTGCCACCTTTGCCGCCCACCAGCCAGCGGTTCGCGCCATTGCGCTGCGCAAAGATCGATGTCGCTTCGTCGTAAAGCGGATAGACGAACTTGTTGCTGAGGGCCACGACGCCGAATCCGGTACCGGCGTACGGAATGCCGTCGGCGCCGACCCACACCGGCACCGGAGCCTCGACACGATCAAGCTGCATCGCATCCGGGGGCACCATGACCATGGAACCGGGAATGGCGCCTTTGCTGTTCGCGACGGACTGGGACGCGGTGCTGATCGAATCGCCGTCCAGTCGATACACCTTTTCGCGGGTGGCAACGTAGACGATGAAGCTGGCCAGATCCGGCGCCGCCAACATGGTCGGCGGCTGGGGGTATTTCAGATAGTTGTTGGCGAGATCCGTGAGGCCGTAATACAGCGGATCGGTCCACACAACACGGTTATCGACCACGCCAAAGATTCGGCCGGCCTTCGCAAGCAGCCACTTTGCTGCCGGCATCTTCGCCTTCAGCAGCGTTGTAAGCGGCCTGCCGAGCATCTGCGCACCAAGCAGCCACTGGGCGCTGTTGACGGGAATGGACTGGGCAAACAGCAGGTCCGGACTATTCGCCTCGGTGACATAGAGCCGCATAGCGCTTGGCTCGCCAGAAAGAGGCCGCGGAATGCCGCTGACCAGGATGCCGCCACCTTCTGGAACATCCACGTATACGGGCTCGGGCGCGCCGCCTTCCTCACCATTGGCATTTACGAACGTGGCAGTTACGGCGTACCCGCCTGCAAAAAGGCCTCCAGTCGGAGCCGCCGCCGCGGTGAATGTCGGCAAAGGCGTTTCGATGCCCCACTCGTGCGCGGATCCATCCGACCGCACAATCCCCGTCTGCACGCCGTTCGACCAGAAGACACTGGAGCCCAGCTGCGCGTAGTGAACGGCCGTACCGTTAAGACCCGCGCGAAGCGCAGTCAACTGAAACGCGCTGTTGAGCAAGTACAGCGAACTGGCGTCGGCGACCAACGCGAAAGGAAAGCTTTCGAAGGCCTTGACCGAATGGGCGCCAGCAAGCGCCACCGCGAGCGAGTGGCCTTCGCGTGGCGTGAGGACGCCATTCTTGTCGATGTCGATGTTGTCGATCGCGAGCGCGTAGCCAGACTCCAGCTGGCTTGCCCGGCTTCGATTATCGACACCTGCACCGAAGCGCAGGTGGACCTGATTGGCGAGTGCGTCGGCCATGGTCAGTACATCACCGTGCGACGCACCCGCGGCGGGCTGTCGGCCCACCGGTCCATTTCCTCGAGCGTCGGCCGATCACCGAAGCGGTCCGTGAAAATCTGCAGGTGGCGTGCCGACGCATCAGCGTCGAAGGCATCAGAGTCCTTCTTCAGGTAGGCCTCGTGTGCAGCCCAATGCTTGAGGTCTTCGGGATCCGGCAGGTTGAACGGAATAACAGGGTCACTGGTTACCGTTGCCCCATTCATGCCGGCGACGGTCGGAACCGTCACCAGCTCGGAGTCGAGCGGCACGCGCCATACCCGCAACTGCAAGGTCCCGGCGACCGCCGGCGTCGGATACAGCCGCAGGTTCTTCTGGCCCATGTCCATGACCATGATCCGCGGTGTGCCCGGCTGATTCGTCTCGTCTTCCCACCAGGGCTCGGCACGATCCAGCGACGCTGTGTTCATGCGCCACACCTTGTGCGGCATGCCGACGATCCGACCCGATTGAATCACCAGAATGTTTTCTGAGTAGGAAACGTTCGACTGGTTGGCGGCGTAGTTGATGGAGCAGATCGAAGGCAGCGTGCTGGCGTCATCGTGCAGCAGTCGCCCGCGGATGCACGCCTCCACCAGCGCGTTGTTGATGAATCGCACCAGCTCGTCGTCGGTCCACAGATATGGCTGTATGAGGTCATACAGCAGGCCGCGGATGATCGCGAGCAGTTGCGACGTGGTCATGACCTATTCCTTGGTCCCGGCCGCCTTCGCGAACTCCAGAGTGTCCGTCAGCAGCTTGACCACGTTCTGCCGCTGGGTTTCGGCGGCCGTCTCGATGGCGATCGCCGTCCGGATGGTGCTGAGCGTTGCGCTGCCCACCGCCTTGCCGATGTCGGACAAGCTGCCCTTCAGCAATTCCTGCGCGGCGGCCTTTTGTTCTGGCGTCGCTTCGATGGCGTCGATACCTGCTGTTGCCGGCGATGGGGTTGGAGTCGGAGTCGGCGCATCCGCACCCTTCTTACTTCCCGCGCTGCGGGTCAGCGTCGGCTTGTCGGTGTAGACGTAAAAGGCGCTATTGGCCAAGAACGTCTCCGCATCTTTGTCATTCTGCACATCGGCGACAAAGTGCAATTTCTGCTGCGTGTCCTTCTCCGGCAAGAACACGTAGAGCGTTCCATGCACGCTGACATCGCGGCTCTTCCCGTCCCGCGGGTGAATCTTGCTGCCGATTTTCATGGTGGCTTCCTCAAGGCAGAACCGGGCGCGAGGCCCGGCTCAGCTCAGGCTTGGTTTAGTCGAGGTACGGCGCCGGATCGACGTCGGAGCGGAATGCGCGGAAGGCCAGGTCCAGAACGATTTGCCCCGCAGCGGCCAGTGTTGCAACCGCACCCGTAAAGGTGAGATAGATCGGGATGTCGACCTCGGGATCGCCGAGTGGCACCGCGCCATTCGGCAGCGCGCTGAAGTTCAGCGCAGATCCGCGGATGTCCTTCGGCGTGGCCGACAGGTTCTGCGCGCCTGCGATCGCGGACGTACCCCCAACAACACCGATCGTTGCAGCACCGGTGGGAGCCGCGTTGGTGTCGAAGATCGGAAGGTGCAGCGTGGACAACTCCGGCACCAACACCGCGCCGGCGGGGATGAGGCCGATTTGCACCTGATCACCGACGGCCGGCGCGGCGAGGCCAAGGTTGGGATCGTTGATGTTCGTCACCTGGCGATCGAGGTAGAGCGCGCCGACGGCCTGCGGCGTGAAATTCGCCAGCAATTTCGGGTTCTTGTACTGCATGGTGATCACCTCTGAAAAGGATGTGGAAACGCCTGCGGTGGATCACGCAGGAATGCCGCGGGCGCTTCCGCGCCCACGGCCTTCGCCTTCGATTAGTTCGGCGTGGTCGGCGGGTTAGGATCGGCGGCGTACGTGTCCAGCGACAGCAGACCGAAGTCCTTGCCTTTGAACTGCGCCTTCTTCACGCCCATGATCGTGCCGGACGTGATCACCACCTGGTTGCCGCGGTCTTCCGTTTCCTCGTGCCAGTCGTAGCGCAGGCCCTGGCCGGGCGAGCCATACGCCTGCACCAGCGCCTGTCGACCCATGAACAACGCGCGCGCGGCGGGCTGCTGCTGATCGACACCGGCATTGTTGAAGCGCACGACCTTGGAATGGCTGTGAAGTACCACGCCGCGATACATGCCCAGCGCGCCGGTGAACAGCGGAGCCTTGTCGCCCATATTCAGTGCCAGAGCCTTCTGAATGTCGGCCCAGCCCAGCGTGCTGGTGTTGGTGCGGAGCGAATGCTCCTGGAAGGTGTGCATGCAGCACACGAAGGCGTCCGTTCCGTTGATCTTGATCGGGTTGATCTTGATGTGGCCGTCCGCGCCACCGCCGTAGGTGGCCGCACGGGTCACGGCGCGATCGATGATGCCAAGATCGAACGCATCGTTGTTCGCAATGGTCGCGAACGATTGGGCGACACCGCCGTAGATGATGTGATCGTTGTCGGGCGCCGAGAGCGCATTGCCGCTGAAACCCGCGAAGGTCGTCGGCATGATGTAGTCGGAGTTGCTACCGCGTGCACCAGCCGCGTAGTTGAAGTTCACTTCATCGGCGAAGCGAGCCCACCACTCGCCCATCTTCTGGCGCGCGATCACACGCAGATCGTGCAGCGTGCGCTTGCGGGTCATACGGCCGCCAGCGTTCACACCACAGCGAACCTGGTCTATGCTGATCTTGTCGCTGTAGTTCTTGAGCGCTTCTTCCTTGCCGCGCATCAAGTCGTCGCCGAACACCGGCTGCTGAACCAGCTGGGCGAACAGGTCGTAGGTGATGGTATCGCCGGCTTCGCTTTCCAGATCGGTCAGAACCTGGACCGGTACCGGAGCATCCTGAGCCTTCGAAGTGAAGCGCGAGCCCCAGTAACTTTCGCGGGCTTGGTCGGTGAAGAGAATAGCCGACCAGCGCTTGACGGCGATCGAATTGTTCAAACCAATGACGGTCTGCATGAGTGTGTCCTCTGAAAGGTCGGCACTCATGCGCCTGATGGATTGTCACCGCCCGCTCATGCAGTCGGTGTAATGCGTCGGGGCTAGTCTACCTCACGGCTGGCCGACGTTGCAGCCAGGGTGTAACGGGTTGCTGACCCTGCACTTCAGGAGCTGGCGCAGGCGATGGCGGCTTTGTGATTTGGCGCGCTGGGACAGGCTCTCCAGCCTTGATCCTCTCCACGTCCTGGTCGCTTTCGATCTTCAAGCGCGTGCGCTGACCGCTTTTGCGCTCTACGCTGATACGTGTGCCGTCACCGACAACCAGGGTGTCACCAGGCGCCAGCTCCATGTAGTACGCCATTTATCAGTCGTCCTTCCCGTCGCCGGTACCGCGCGTGTTGGCGCCGGGAGCGTCGCGCAAATAGGCTTCGATCTGGTCGGGCGGAAGCCTGGCGAGTCGACTTTCCAGGTCGTTGATGTTCATGCCGTCCAGTTCGGCATACGCGCTGGTCGTCGGCTGGGCGATCGCGGCGGCCGCGGGCGTGTTGCCAAGCGTTGGTGGCACCTTCGCGGGCTGGCGCTGCTGCGCGGCCGCGTCGATGGCGGCTTGCGCATTCGGTGCGGGCGCAGGAGCGGCCGCAGTTGGGCGCTGGTAATTGAACGCCTCGAATGCTGCTTTTTCCGCGCGCGCAAACAGCTCGGCGGCGCTCAATGCACCACCGGTTTCCTGGTCGATGGCGCTGATTGTCATCTGCATCATCTGTCGACGTGCCGGGTTCGACATGAAATCGGCATTGGCCTTTTCCCACTGCACCGCCGCATTGTTAAAGTCCGCAGCCGCCTGGGACGCGGCCTGTGTCTGCCGGTCTTCCCAGACCGCGACCTTCGCGTTGAACACGCTTTCTTCTTTGTTCAAGTCGCGCAGCTTGCTGTGGTAGTCGGCGGCCGAAAGATCGCCACTGTCGAATTTCTCCAGCAGCGACTTGGCTTCGGCGTCGAAGTCCTTCGGTGCCACGGGCTTCGGATCCGGCGCACGCGGTGTAGGTGTCGTTTCGATTGTAGCCGCCGTGGCTGGTGCCGGCGCTGGCGCGGGGGTATTCGCGGCCGCTGTCGCCGCAGCATCTTCAGCACCAGGTGCTGGCGCGGGGGCTGGTGCGGGAGCCTCGGCCGGTGCCGGCGCGGGAGCAGGCGTCGCTGCGACCGCGTCGGGATCAACGGTCGGATTCTCGCCCAGGCCCTCGAGCTGAGCGGCGAGGCGCGCTTCTTCCGGCGTCGGGACGCCACCGATGGGCGATGCAGGCGCCGGTGCTGGGGCCGGAGACTGTGCCGGCGCGGGTGCCGGCGTCGGAGCCGGGGTCTGGGTGGTTTCGTCTGCCATGTTCACGGTTCCTGCGGGACGTAGTTATTGGGACGCATGGGCAACGCTGTAGCCGGATTCCATATCTTGTCGGCTGCCGATGCGAGGTTCGGTGCGTGTTGCACCATGTTGGCGGTCTCCATGGCCGCCGCTTTGCCTTCCACCGCGCGGTGCTGCGCCGTGGTGGCGTCGAGGTCGGCTTTTGCTCGTAGCGCGGTGGTCTTTGCGTTCGTAAGGTCGAGATTTGCTTGCGACTGAGCTTTGGCCAGTTCTTGTTGTTGCTGATCCTGTTGTGCCTTCGCCTGCGCGGCAGCTTGTGCTTCAGGTGTGTCTTCGGTACCGGGTGCAGATTGACCAGTGACCGCGCGGATCCGGTTCGCCAGATCCTGCTTGTTCGGCAAGTCCGTCATATCGACTGCCACGTCGAGCAGCGCCATGGCGAGGGTCGGCGGCAAGCGGCCGATCAGCTCAAACAGGCTTTCGGCCATGGCCATGCGCACGGTTTCGCGATAGTCGGTCTCGTCGACCACGAAATCGGCTTCATCAGCAGTGATGTCGTTTTTCCACAGCACCTGGCCGGTCGCCGGATCGAACGACGGTTGATTGATCGTCAGCCATTTCAGCGCGCCGTCGCCGCCGGTGATGCGAATGATCTTGGGCAGCGTGAGGAACTGCTCGCAGTTGCTCAGCGTCTTCTGGCCGCTTTCCTGGATGGCCTGCCGGAAGTTGTCGAACAGTTCCGCGGTCGTGACGCTGCCCTGCTGCTGCTTGGCAAGAATGGCTCGGCCGCTCTGATCACCGGAGCTGGTGCCGGTGTTCTCGCGCGTGACGCCACCGCCCTCGTAAATGTTCTGCTTTGCCTCCTGCAGCATCTCGATCTGGCCTTGCACGCGATCGGTGCCGCGCTCAATTCGGAACGCACCGGAGGAAAGAGCACCTTTGTTCAGCCGGATCTCGCCATCGGGCCGTTTGGCTTCGTCGAGCACCTCGTCCAGATTCGCTTCGTCGATCGCGCCGACTTCGTACAACACCTGATTGGTGCTCAAGTCAAACAGGATCTTGCTGCGGCGTTTGTTGTACTCGTCTTGCGCGTCGCGCGCCGGGCGGATGACGCCATAGGGCATGCCGTCGCGATGCCGGCGGTAACCCCATGCCGGGGTGAAAGGGAACTTCTTGTGCCGGTACGGTGTGCGGGTGAGCCTTAGCAAGCACCCCGGGGTCCACAGCGCCAACCACATTTCCTGATTGACGCTGTCCACCAAGCTGACGGTGCCATTCATCAGTGCAGCGCCTTGGTCGGCGTTTTTCGGGTCGAATAGCTGGCCGTTCAGTGGGTCGCTTTCGCCGCCGACCAGCAGCGGTACGTTCACCGCTTTACGGAACCATGTCTCCAGGCAGAGCACGCGCTTGCGTGTTTTGCGCGCGCCTGGCGCACCACCCATCAAGCCAAGCACACCGGTGGCCGTGCCACGCAGCGGCGTATGCAGGCTCATGTTCCAGAACATCATCGGTAGGCTGGCTTCCAGCTCCAGGCTTTCCAGCACTGGGTCCAGGGAATCGACCGCACGGTTCTTCAGCTCCTCCGCGCGATCGGGGAACATGGCCATCGCATAATCGAGGTCGAGCCACTTCACGCGGTGGATATAGCGACAGTCGCGCAGCGTGTTGCTGCGGCTGTATGGGTCCCACCAGATCGCCTTCCAGTCGACGTAGCGGACGGTGACCTTTTCTTCGTACTCGTCGTTGTTGGCGCACTCCTCCGTCCAGCCCACACCCACTTTCACGACGTCGGCGAACTGCTGGCTGCGCTCCCAGCCGGCGCCATTGACGTCGGAGATGAACTTCAGCACCTCCTTCTTCACTTGCGCCATCTGGACGTTGTCGTCCTTACGCGGCAGGACGTCCCAATCGATGCGCGTGCGGCGCTCTGTACCGATGATCCAGTCGGCGAGCTGCTTGATGATCGGGAACGTCATCGGCGCCTGGCCGCGGTCCAGCAGCACCTGCGCCTGGTCTTGCCGCCACTGGATGCAGTCGTAGTAATCGGCGTCGATCATCATTTCGCGCCGGTTGTCCGAGTGCATGTCGCGCGCTTCGATCCACTGGATTTCCAGCTTGTTCAGCACGTCGCGCGCGGGTTCGCTGTCGAGATAGTGCTGCGGGCCGAGATCATCGAGCGGATCCGGACCGTACTGGCCGAAGCCGTCGCCGGCGGATTTCGCCGAGACGTCGAGGAAACCTTGGATCACGTCAGGTACTCCCGCTTGCCGCCGAACTCGACGAAGAAGTCGAGGCCTTCCTGCACGCAGCTTTCGAGGTACGCATCCAGCGTCTGATTGCCGAGCTCCGGTGCCGGCGGCGCCTTCTGCAGGTCTTCGAGGTAATCGAAGATCGCGTCGGAGATGCGATAGCAGTCCTGCTTGGTGACGAAGCCGTACAGGTTTTCGGCCAGTGGCGGCACCAGCTTCTGCATCGCGTTCTTCTGGACGTACTGCCAGAGCATCGACAGCGGGATGAATGCCGGCGGCCGCTTTGGCCGGATGAGGGCCAGGGCTGGCTGGCGGCCATGGCCGGTACCGAAATCGCCGTAGTGCAATTCGACGCGCAGATCACCCTTGCGTCCGACCAGCCGGCTGACCTGCGTTTCGATCCCACGCTCGCTGCCGATGCCAGGAGTTAGCAGCGCGGGGTTGAAGTCGCTCATGCGAGCGCCTCGGCAACGCCGCCCATCTGGTTGATGTGGCGCATCGTGTCGATGTACTGGTTGCGCTCGATCATATGCAGCACGGTGGGATGGCGAACGCCATACAGCCCAGCGCGGATCGCGGTGGTCAGCGTGCTGAAGCGTGGCAACGGATCCTTCATGGTGGGCTGAGGCTTAACTCGCTCGTAAACCTCGCGATCGATCGCCTCATAGATATGACCAGATAGGTCTTTCACACGGTCCTCCAATCACGCTGGCGCTGCCGCCGGCGCGTCGATGTGTCGTTGTCGTTGATGCCGTTGAGCGGATAGGCCTGCGCCCACTGACGGAATGCATCGGCGCCGTTACTCGCCCAGTTGTGCAGCGGGTAGTCGTGCCAGGTGCTGGTCGTTTCGTTCCACTTCTTTTGGTACCCGTGCAGCGCCGGCAGGCCGCCGCGTCCGCTGCCCGGCTTGCTTTCACCGCACCGCGTGCGGTCGAACCTGCAACGTGCGAAGGCCTGCCGCACCATGTCGATGCCGTCGCCAATCGCCTCGATCCGCTCCACCAGCACCACCTGGCCAGGCAGCAGGTCCTGCAGGATTTCCTGCCGCGTTTTGTTGCCGTTCGCGGACCAGTCGGTGTTGCCGCCGTCATGGGGCACGTAGTGCTTACCGAACACGTAGCCGCGGTCGATCAGCTCTTTCGCGTAATGCGCGGCTTGCTCGCCGCTGTTCTCGTAGTAATCGATGAAGTGGTGCCACGCACCGACCTGCTGGTGGAACCAGATGGCCGTGGTGTCGTTCATGCCGATGTCCCAGAACGTGTTCACTGGGACGCCCGGGATGATGGGCAAATCGCAGATGCGGCCTTGCTTCTCGGCCAGCGTCAGCTGCTTGCCGTAATACGCACCTTCAATTGCCGCTTCGAACGCCTCGTCCGGTGTGGACGGGTGTTCGCGCTTCATCTTCTCGCCCTGCTCTTCCGACTTCTTGGCGTACCAGGCGCGTTGCCAAGCATCCAAGGTGATGCCGTGCTCGACCTGCAGCTTCGTGAAGTAGTCTTCCAGCTCCCGGCTGATCGGGATGCCATCAGGATCGAGCCGGTTGGCCTTATCCTCGTGCCAGGCATGGAAGTGGAACAGGTAATCCAGCGCCGTCAGCTTCGCGACGCCGGCGGCGATCAGGTTGGCCAACTGCCTGGCACGCGTGACCATCAGGTGATATGGGCCGCCGCGGCCGTGCGCGGTGCTCTCGATGTTCACGATCATGCCCGGTGTCAGCGTGTTCAAGGCGCCCGTAACCACCTCGTCGGCACGCTGTGGCGTGAACGCACACATGGGTCCGAACTCGCTGATCCACAGCCACTGCAGCGTGCCGCCGCGATGGCTGAGGCCCACGGAAATCACACTGCCGTTGCTCAGCTCCAGCTCGCCGGACATATCCAGGCGCTTGATCGGCCGCAACTCTTTGATCCAGTCCGGCAGCCTGTCGTACGCAAAAATGATCTTCCCGCGGAAGACCTTTTCCAGCTCCTTCTGCTGGTGCATGACCATGCCGCAATTCGTACCGGCCCGAAACAACGCGGTGTCGAGCGCCAGCAGCGCACCGAGCGTCGTGAATCCGTGCTGGCGCGACTTCAACACGATGTTGCGGTTGTGCATCCGGCGCAGGAACGCATCCTGCTGTGGATTCGGCTTGAACAGGACCTCGTTGCCTTCCTTGTCCTTGATCCAGTACAGGTGCGTGAGTCGCCAATACCTATCGGACAGCCTCCGCTTTAGCTCCTCGCGGTTTGCCTCTTCAGTCGCGGCGTCGGCCATCGGGCAACCCCGTGCCGGCACCGTCGATCTCTTCCAGCAGCGACCCGAGCGTCTGGTGGACTACCGGGCCGCCGTTCTTCCCGGTGAGCTCAACCTTTTCGCGGAATAGGCCGAGATGCTTGCCCGCAAGCTCCAGCATCTTGGTCTGGCTGTGGAGCTTTATCTCCAGGCCATGCTGCGTTTGCTTTACGCCGGCATACAGTTGGCGCGCGGCCTGCGAAACGTCGCGCGTGTCGCGCACATACACGTCCTGCACGCCCTCGCCGAAACATTCGGGGCATGTAGGACTTGGATCCTTCCGCGGGTCCCAGCCGATGCCCCCAAGCTCACTGAAGGGCGCAAGCGTGTTGCCCTCCTTTTGGGCGTCGGCAAGAGCCCTCTCGTAGTCTCGTCGCGCCTGCGCCAGCTCGCGAGGAGTGAACTGATACTGGTTGTTCTTGCCCCAGCAGTAGCGACAGCACGTGCGTCGCAGCTCAATCAACTCGCTCGGGTCCGCGAAGGCGATATTGCCGATCCGCGTCAGCACCCTGTCGGCGGTAATCCCAACGCGTGCCGCGCGCGCGTCCATTGCAGCCTGGATCTTCGCTTCGATCTCGGGCATCTGCAGCAGCTCGTATGCGCGCTGCCGGGCCGAGTCCGGCGAGTAGCCTGCGCGTATGGCCGCCTTCGCGCCGTTCAGATCGACGAGATATTCGGCCACGAACAGATCACGGCGATGCGTGCTGTCGTCCGCAGGAGCCTTGGCAGACCTGGTCGCGGGCGCCTTTCGCGCAGCCGCTTTCTTCGCGGTGGCCTTCCGCGCCTTCGTTTGTTTCTTGGCCATGGTTCGCTTACTTCCGAATGGGATGCCGCTGTAGGTACGCATGCGCCTTGGCATCCACCCTTTTCTCTTCGCCGGCGGTGATGTTGCCCGCGGCGTGCGATCTGGCGGCAAGCCCAGGAGCTGCCCTGGCGTGGTCTGCGTCTTCGATCGGGAAGCGCCGGCCGGACAGGGCGAACACGGGGCGCTGAAGCTTCGCGCGCTCGACGGTGGTCAACTTGGCCATGTCAGCCTCCTGTAACGAAAAGTCACTGATCCGGCGCGCAGCGCACCGCCTGCGCACGCAGTTTCTGGTACTGCTCGCCGTCGTCGGCCGTGATGGCCAGGATCGTGCGCGCGCGATCACGCGGCGTTCGCTGCAGCCAGTCGATCGGCAAACCTTCCAGGCCCGGTGCGAAGGCCTCGAAAGCTGCTTTACGGCATTCCGCCGGTGCGACTGGCTGTGGTGCCTGCAGCTGCGGGATTGATGGCGCGCTGGTACAGCTGCACAAATTCAGGACTGCCAAAAGGATCATCGCAATCAACAGCAGCCTGAGAAAGCTCTTTAGCGCGTGGCGCCGATCCCGACTCGTTGGAAGCCACGGTGACGGCGGGAAGAACAGCAGTTGAAGCGGCAGCAGGTAGCAGATTTGCATGTGCAATCTCCTGGCGAATGTCGGACGCGTTGTCGTGCAGCAACTGCTGCGACGCGTTGAAAGTTGCGGTCGCGTCGGCCTGCGCCTTCTGGACCGCGGCCTGGTGGTCGAGATCGGCCTGCGCCGTCTTGGCGATCGTCTGAACCGCGGCGTTGGCCTGATGGGCCTGCGAGGCTTTGTTGGCGTTCGAGCATGACCACCACCCGACGCCGAACCCGAGCCCGAACAGCAGTGCGACAGCGCCGATGTAAGAGCCGATCTTTCCAAGGATGTTCACGGAGCCTCTCCGTCTTGCCATTCGAGGGTCACTGTTGCGGGCACAATCCGGTGCGGGCCGCGGTGCGGCTGATGCTTTTCCAGAAGGTCCAGCGCCGTGCTCGCCTGCGACCACGTATCGTGGAAGTCGGCGGCAACGGCCTGCTTCGTGTGTTCGTGCATCAGTACAAACCCATCTCGCGCCGTCCGCCTCATGCTTGCTGCGCCAGCGCCACTGCGGCGTCGATGGTGTCGTCGTCATACGGCTGGCAGCCGTTCTCATGCGTGATGATCGCCTTGATCATCTCTTTCATCCTGCCGTAGGCGAGCAGGCTGACCTTGTCGTCGGGCTGCACGCCGATGGAGTGCGCGACGGCGGCAACGTAAGCATCCGTGTCGTTCTCGGTTGGGGGTGCCCAGCGATTAACGATCTGACGCACGGTGTCGAGGCCGTGCTGCACCTGGTAGGTCCGCAGAATTACGCCGAGGGCCCGGATGCCCCACAGCGCCGAGACGAATACCCAGAACGCCGGATCCGTCTGCAGAGATGCCGCCGCCAGCCCGCGCCAGTTCGTAGCATCCTTTCGGATGTTTCCTGGGTTGTTGTTGCGGATCCCACGCGTAACGCTACTGATGGTCGCCATCTTTCGGTTCCTCTTTCACGGGCGGCAACGATTCCGCCTGCTTTCGAATGCGGAGTAGGAAGCCGATGACGCCGACGGCCGGCGCGATTGCGCTCACCACTTTGGGTGGCAGAAGTGCCTGCAGATCCGCGCTGCTTAGCCAAACGGCTGGGAACAGCGCCAGCACCGCAAACACATAGGTGCTGTGCCAACGCCACCAACGATGTGCATCGGCAACCAGCTTCATGGCGGAAGTTCCGGCGGTTTCTTGCGCTTGGCCGCGAAGCGATCCCAAATGCCCAGCAGCTTGTCGATGGACAGGATCAGGAAATAGGCGATCGAGACAGCGCTCGCCCATTGGGGGAGAGTCCATCCGATGGACGTGGCCGTGGCCACCCCCAGCGCGACGACCGCGTGGATGTTGTCGATCGTCGTTTCCAGCTTCATCGGTCGGCGTTCCTGGCGCACGGTGAATAGGGTTGCAGCGGACGGGGGCGAAGGCCGAGGGGAATGTTCGGCCTCACCGAATAGCCCAGCGCGGCGGTGTCTCACGACAAGGCCTATCGAGGCGCATGCAGCCGGCTGCAAATATGGTGGTGAAGGTCAGTCGACCTTCGATGATGCTTCGATCGTGTTGATCTGTTGCTTCGCGCCAACGCTTTCGAGCTTGGCGTGCAGCTCGTCGAACTTGGCCTTGAACCAGCGGGCGATATCGCCGGGCAATCCCTCCATTGCCTTCAGCGCGTCTTTGAGCTCGGTCACGACATCGTGGGCGTGGTCGAGCGCCTCGCCGAGATTGGCGCCGCCAGTTGCCTGGATCGCCTGAACAGCGGCTGCGCCGGCGTTCGTCACGTCGGCCCCGGCTTCCTTCGCGGCGTCCTTGGTCGCCACTTCGGTTTCGTGCAGATCGGTGGGAGCAGCCGCTTGCGCCGCCGCGTTTTCGTTCGTGGTTTCCATCGAAGGCTCCAAAAAGCAAAAGCCCCGGCGGAATGCCAGGGCTTTCTCGGGTGACACTTGTTGACGATGGGAAAAATAAGGGCTCGCGCACTCCCATTGCAAATCGAAGGGGGATGCAGCAGCGCATGAGGGGTTGCGGCGTGCGCATCCCCCTCATGCGCAGGGCATGCGCACTATTCGCCGAACATGTTCCAGGCGGTCCGGGCGGCGCCAGTGCGCGCCAAGCTCTCCAGATAGGCGGCCGTGTGTTGGTACAGCAGCCGGTAATCCTCCTCGCGCATGTTCGCGTTGGCGGCGGCGTCGCGCCAGCTGACGGCGCGCTTGAGCGCCAGGTCGTGAAATGCATCGAAGAGGACCAGCTGAGCACGGAAACGTTTGTATCCGCGCACGAGATGGCGTGTTTTGTAGGAGCCACGCAGGTGCGCAAGCACGCGCGGTCGGGCCAGCTGCTGCACGTGGCGCCACTCCTTTGTGGTCTGGCAGGCCATGGCCATGGCGAGACGTTGCGCCAGCGGATCCTTCACGTAGCCCAGTGCGCCGGCGATGGTTTCGGACGTCACGTACGCGTGAGAGGTCCCGCGACCGAGGCTTGGCTCGGTGAAGGTCGTGCCTCCGGCGAGGCGCGCAATGAGTTCCAGCGGATCCCGATCGTCCGTACCCCAGGGTGTCAGGTACGTCGGTTGCTCCGGTGGCGCTGGCCGCTGAAATGGGCCAGGTTCAGGCAGCTTCGGCAGCGGCAGAGGTTTTCCATCCGGCCCACGACGGCGCCGACCGTGTTCGTCGAACACCGCGCCGTCTCTGAAGTACTCCACCAAGCTCGGTTCGCAAAGTTCGTTGGACATATTGCCTCCCTTACCTGCTCACACGCACTTGATCTCAAAGGGGTAGTGATGCTCTACCTCGCGCTTCTTGATTCGAAACTCCTTCGTTTGCTTGCCCTTCGCGTCGATGTAATCGGGGTTGCGCGTCGGGTCGGTATAGAACACCTGAAAGTCGATCACCAGTTTTGTGCCGCCCGGCAAGTGAATCGGCACCTGGCGAAGAAAATAGGCCACTTCCCCCATGGCCTTCCTAATCTTCAACTGTTCGTAGTACCGCGCTTCTCGCTTTGAATCAAAGCGGATGCCGTCAACAGTCGTTGGGTGATTGTGATATTTATTCGGCTTAGGGAGTGCTGGTGCAGTCCGATCGGTTTCACGTGGAGCGCCCTTACCCTGCGCCTCCACCATTTCTCGCAGTTTGTTCGGCATGGCTGCCGTGCTGCTGAATCGAAGAGCGCCGGCCATCAGCCCACCTGCATCAGGCCGGCGGCGACCAGGCGCGCACGGCACCGCTCGCGCGCGGCTGCCAGCTCGTGCGCAAATGACGCCATCGCCGCCATGTTGCGCGCGAAGACGCCCAAGAGTTCGTCCTGTGCATCCAGCAGCACCAGCATTTCGGTGCGGCTAAGGTCGCCATAGGCGCTTTCCGGCGGTGGTGCAGCGCGCACCGGCATCGTGGACACCTTTGCGGTTGGCGGAGGCGGAACCGGATAGTTCCTTTCCCGATCGACAAGCTCGTAAGTGGGCGCTGGCCGCCGGTGCTCTTCGTCTACCGTCATGGCGGATTCCTTCACCAACCCCTTGTCCTTAAGGGACTGCATGATGCCGGCGACGCGCTTGCGATTGAGCTTCACGTCGCCCGACGTCCACAGTTCGTGTAGCGCCAGCCCAGTGGCCTCATCCATGAGATCGCCAGTACTCAGCGGGCGACCCGCGCGCGCAAGCGTGGCAAGCAGCAGCTCGGCGTGCCGATCGCTCATGCCGCCTGTCCCTCGGCATTCAAAGCGAAACGGCGCGGCGGACGGTAATTGCCGACACGGACTGGCTTCAACACCTTTAGCTCGCCACAGTCCGCGAGGTAATTCATTCGACGGTTTACGAAAACGCGGCTGAGCTTGAGCGATTCGGCTGCCTCGGTGACTGTCATTGGTTTGGTTGCCACCAGCTGCAGGATTCGTTCGTCTGTGGTTGTCACGTTATGTCTCCTGACAAGGTTGCTGAGCGTTGCTATGTGGGCTTCGCTGGCTGGGTTCATGTGTCGGTTCGGCTGCGATGGCTTTCCCAGTCGAATGCGATGACGGGTCCGCGATGGCAAAGCCGCTCCATCGCCCGTTCGCCGATGAATTCCTCGAGCTTCTGGCCATTGAGGTTGGAGATGACGATCGTGGCCTTCTCGTCGCGCCAGCGGCCGTCGATGATGTCGAACAGCATTGACATCTCGTGTTCAGTACCGCGGTGTGCACCGACTTCGTCGACGATCAGCAGATCGACCGAGCGCAGGAGGTGCATGACGTCTTTTTCGGTCGCGCCGCGCTTGCCCGAGAATGTGCTGCGCACCTCGCGGGAGTAATCCGTCACCGTCCCAAAACACACCGTACTCATGTGTTCTGCGATAACGGTATTGGCGATCGCGCAGGCGAGATGGGTTTTGCCGGTGCCGCACTTGCCCAGCAACAGAAGAGTGCCGCCTTTCGTGCACTGCTCGGCCCAGCTGTCGACGAAGGCTTTGCAGATCGCCATCGCGTAGCGCTGACCGGGGTTGCTTACTTGGTAGTCGGCAAGCACGAGATCCTTGAACAACTTCGGGATACCGGCCACGGAGTGGAGTTGCTTCACCTTCTCCGCGCGAAGGCGTTGCTCGGCGCGCTGGCGCCGTCCCTGAATCTCACGGTCGTGCCGTTCATCGGCGCACCGTGGGCACAGCTGGGCAGCGCTCGAGATCCGGTAGCCTTCGTAAAAACCATGCACCGGACATTTCAGGGTGGCGACTTCAATCTGCGAGCTGTCCCTCGACTCGTGCGCGGAGGGATTCGGGGAGCTGGTCGAGGGAAGTTCCGGCATAGGTCTGGTCCTTGAAGCTTGCGGTGACGGACTGTTTGCTGCTGGGTTGGGGCGTGCTGGCGCGCGTTTTGGCGTCGGCCAGTCTTCCGTTGAGCGTGGCGGCCAGGTACGGGAGCTTGGGGACGCTTGCGCGCAGGTGGGCGTACTGCTCGTTCGTGAGGTTCATCTGCTGCTGCGTCGCCCCGCTGGCCAGCAGCACCAGCAGATCCGGGTGCATGTCGGAATCGTTGAGGAAGTTCGCTTTGCGTAGCGCCAGCTCGGCGGCGGTCATGGCCATCTGCTCGAGCGTTGTGCCGCGGCCGACGAGTTCGAACAGCTCGGGCCGTTGGGGCTGGACGTCGAGCATCCCGATCTTTCGCAGCAGCTTGCAGGCTTCGACGACTGCGCGCGCATCCGTGTTCGCGGATACCTCAGATCCCAACCTCTCGTAATGTTGGTTACTAGATGAAGATGAAGAAGAAGATGAAGGGCCGTCACCTTCGAGCGCATTTGGTGGCGGCATTGGTGGCGCACCCGACGCATCACCAAAGGGGGGCTTTGGTGCATCACCAAAGCGGCTGTTTTCACCTCGTCGCGAACGCACGTAGGCGTCCTTCACCATGCGGAAGCTGTACCAGATTGGGCCCTGCTGTTCCGGAAGGAGGACCACCTCAGCGCCTGTTGTGCGCGCGTGCTTGGGCGCCCACACCACCGCAGCATGCATGCCTTTGTCGCAGCCGCGCATAGCGCCCTGCTCCACCAGCTCGCGCAGCAGCTTCGGCGGTGCACCAACGGCCTGGGCAATCTTGGACAGCGGCTGCCGCAGCACGCCGTACTCGTCGCCGTTGTGCATTAGACCCATCACGTGGATCCAGACACCTCGCGCGCCCCAGCTGCAAAAGCTGAGCTGTTTGTCCTTTATCCAGTCGCCGAAATAGAGCTGGATTGCGGGACTGCCTGCCATCAGAAAGCCCCCGGGAAATCATCTTGGCCAGCCGGTGTCGACGGGCCTTCACCGTCATCCAGCGGCACCGTCTCTTCGAGGTCCAAGCGCGCCAGCTCTTCCCGCCATTCGGCGAATTGCCGTTGCTGCTCTTCCTGGAGCTTCAGGATCCGAGCGAACAGCTCCTGCCGCCGTTCATCCGTCGGGCGCCGGCGCACGTCGTAGCCGAGGTCTTCGGCCATGGCCAAGAAGAGATCGTGATTGCCGAAGCGCTTCATCAGCGCCCAGACTTCGGCCACCTTGAAGAACGCTGCCTTGTCCGGGTTGAGGCAGTCGTTCCAGCGCGCAACGGCGGCATCCCACGACAAGCGCTCCTGCTTCCAGAAGCCCTCGGCGAACAGGAACTCGATCATATTCTTGCGCTGGCGACCGTCGACGCGCAGCGTGCTGCGCAGCGCCTGCAGGCCACGACGCATCCATCCAGGGCTAAGCCACATGGTCGCCTCCGATCGCGGCCGAGGCGGTGACCAACTGGTGGTAGGTTTGGTGTTGCGACGCACCTACCCAACCACCAGAGGTCACCATGATCAAGACGACAGACGAATACGTGTTGTTTTTGCAGGGCGAGACGAATGCCCTGCGCGCGCTTGTCGGTGCACTCATCGACGCCCTCCCCGACAAAAAAGCCTTCGCCGCAGCGCTCCAACATCAGCGACAGCAGATCGAAGCCGCCTACGCAAGAATTCCACCGCCGACCCTAACTCGCTTCCGCTCCGAGCAAGTGCTTGATCAGTGGCAGGACCTCCTAAACAAGCTGTGACGCTCTCCGCGGCAAGAACGGCATGGGCGTAGACGCGTGCCCGTGCCTCACTTAGTTGCCGGATTTGCTCTGCTACGCAAGCGCCTTTCTCTTGGTTCGCTCCGGCCGCCCGACTCAGTCGCAGCCGGTATTGCGGTAGGTCGCTGCTCGGGCGTGCCCGATATCGAGGGTTGCCGAGGACTCGCCTCATGTGCTTTCCCCTGAGCTGGCGCGCGCCACCGGCGCGCAATGTGGTCGGAGGGGTTCCCACGCGCGCCAGCGCGCCAGGCACTCTGCCCGCTCGGCCTGGCGGCGACGCTCCATCAGCGCCAGAGCCTGGTGCCGCGTGCGCTCGCGGCGGGCGGCCCCCTCCCCGTGGTAGCGTGAAAGGTGCGAATCAGCCACACCACCACGGGGGGAAGCCATGGAAACCGAACTGACGCTGTCGGATGTCGACGGGATGTTGCGTGTGCAGGCGGGCAAGCTAAAGGTTATGGAAACGATGGTTAACGCGCTGATCCTCACGCACCCACAACCGCAGTTTTTGAGAGAGATGTGGAGAACGGGGCTAGAATCGCTGCTAGAGGCCGTCGACGAAAAAGGCATGCATGACGACCTTTTCGGCCGCGCAGTGCTAGACAGCGCTGAGACGGTTATTAAAGTCGTCGACTTTGCCGCTGACAGAAAATAAAGACGTGCGAGCTCGCGCCAATACGCAGCATTCCATGAGGAATCGGCAGCGGGCTGCTTGAACTGGTCATTGAGCGAACACGCAGAGGGCATCATGCGGCCACTCGGCGCTACCCGACTGTGAGGATTGCTGAGGGTCTGGTCGACCATGTCTTATTCCCCTGATGAACTGCCACGAACCCAAATCGAACCCGTTACGCGCCGCTACGGACCGCGTCGGGCGGCGCGGCGGCGATTGGTCGTATCGGGCAGTGCGCGCACGGCGCGTCGAACAGATCGGGACAGAGGTCATGGCGCGTTACGCGCTTCAGATCGGCCTCGGCCGCCCCGCTGAGCCGCAGCTCGGCGAGCTTCCAATCCACGGCGGCTTCAATCTGCTTGCAGCGCACGGGCGGAATCGGGAGCGTGCCTTTCAGCCACTTGTTGATGAGCTGCGCTGTCACCCCGATGGCACGGGCCAAAGCGACTTGGCTTCCCAGGATGAAGACGGCGCGTTCGAGTGGGGTCATGCGCCTCAGGATAAACTCTGAGTTTATCCAATGCAAACTAATAGTTCATTGCGTGCCTGGGCGGGGATAAACCATCATCAACCTATGGTTGATTCCAAGTCCTCCCAGTACGGCACTAAGCCGAAGACGCCCATGCAGCTGCGGTTTGAGCGCGTGCTCGAGCTGCTGGGCGTGCCACAGCGCGAATTCGTCAAGCTCCACGGCGTCACGCCCCAAAACCTTTACAGCGCATATCGCCGTGGGAAAGTCGGGGAAGCCCACATCAGCCGCCTGCGAGAGCTGGCGAAACTCAAGGGAATGGAGGGGCTGACGATAGATTGGCTTGAAACCGGAATGGGCGAAGAGCCTCGGCTACTGCGGGGCGAAGGGCTACCGGCCGGCGCTCTTGGGGCCCCGCTCAACGCTCAGCATTGGACAAGTGGCGAGGAAACCGGGGCGCCAACGGTAGTGAACGCCCGCTACGTACGCTTCAGTCCCCTGGAGGGATTCGCTGATGAGCCTACACATCCCGTTGACATCCTGTCTTCTCTACTCAGGCAGAACGCTGCGCTGGTCGGGCCGTCGGTCCGAGTCATCACGATGCCCAACGATGTCATGCGCGGTGAGATAGAAGAAGGCGACCTGGTCTTTGTGGACTCGTCCGTCAACACGGTGAAAACCGACGGCATCTATGTCTACAAGGTCAATGGCAGCACGCACATTCGCAGGATCCAGAAGCTTGGGGAGAAGTGGCTGCGCTTCAAAGGCACCCACACCTACGAGGATTCGATTGAACTTGCGGGTGACGAGTTGGCGGATTTAGAAATTGGTGGACGTTTCATTGGAAGGATCGGCAGCTAAAGCTCGCGACCGGCACCAGTGATCGACAGGGGAAAACGAGGATGCGAACGGTTGGCACTAAGGAACTGCTGCTGCTCTTCTGTTACATACTGCTATTCATAACACTGCGGGAGCTGTCGCTCTCGCACTGGTTGCTATCGAGCGGTCTTCGCTTCGCCGCGCTTCTGTTTTTTCCCTTTCGGTACTGGCCCTACATTTTCCTAGGGGACTGCGCCGGCTCGCTGTATTACCGCGTTGATCATCTCCACGAATTCGGCCCGGCCTGGCTCGCACTCTCCGTTCTACTTCCTCCTGTTGCGGCCATGGCCCCTATTGCGCACCTGCGCGCATCCCATCGCTGGCAGGACACGCAGCCGAGCTTGTCTGCCAGTGCACTGCAACTGCTACAAACTGCAGGCCTGACCTCGCTCCTGATTGCCATGGGTGCAGTCGGTGCGCTGCTGGCAATCAAACCAGGCGCGCCACCACCGAAGGAATCACCGCTGTTTTACCTTTGCGACTATACGCTGGGGAACTACCTCGGAATCCTCATGATCGCGCCGGCAGCAATGACCTGGAGCCTAGGGCAGCGCCGTGAATATAAAGCGGCGGCAGCCGAGCTCCGCGCCAGCCTGAGCCAGCATGCGGCTTCAGTAGCTGCAATGTCAGCCGTCCTTGCGCTGCTTCTGGTGGTGAATCTTGAGAGCGCTTTCGCGGAGCTGCAGCGTACGGCAGCAACGCTCATGCTGGCCCCCGTGGTTTGGATGACGTTTCGCCGTGGATGGATCGGCGCCGTGCCGGCGACGATGCTGGCCAGCATTGCGTTGGAGTTAACGATGCGCAGCTATCGCGACTTTGATCAGCTGCAAAACCAGGCCCTTCTGGGTTTGGTATCGAGCGGAATTCTGCTGCTGGGTGCGAAACTGACGGAAAATCAATTGAAGGTCACCACTCTTGATCGAGTAAGCTTGCTGCACAAGCGCCTTGCGCGTCAGAACCTGCTGTGGGGCGAATCCCGCATGCGGCAATCCGCCGGCGTTATCGAGCGGACGTTCTCCGTTTTTCAAACCTACGTCGACGATGCCACGCTGCAGCTGCATGGTTCCAAGGGCGCACAAGCCGGCGCGTTGGCCAGGTGGAGCGCACCGGGCGTGGTTCGCGCCGGATCCGACCTAAAACACGTCATCGCTACCCTTGACGCTCGACCGCTCGATGCACGCGGAATCCGGGTCGCACTCGCGTACGGCCCATTGTCCGAGACGCTCAAACAGGCAGGAATCTCCTATTCCATTCGCGCCGGGCACGATTTGAATGACCTGCCGTCGGACATGCAACTGATCATTTACCGAATCACTTACGATCTAGCCCTGTACATGGCCAAGGAGTACTCGGCCTACAAAGTCGCTGCGCGCTTGTGCACGTACCGGACGGACACGAAAAACGTAGCATTGGTGGTGAAGGCGTGGCCGAGCCTGGGGGATCAACCCTCGCTGCCGCCTAGCTACTGGGATCTGGAAACCGTCGAAGGCATTGCGGACACCTTCGACGGCATTTATCACAACCGCAGGCGACGCCGGCGCCCCACGATCGGCGTCCTTCTGCGAAAACCTCAATGAGCCGGCTGAGCCACAACCGCCGTGCATTCGCCAGGATCCTGGCACACCGCTAGCGACTGCGGTTGAGCCGCCGTGGAGCTATTGCTCACAGCCAGTCCATTTGCGACCTGCGTGACGTTGAGCGCTCCCGCCTGATAAACCGGAGCCCCGGCGCTCGCTGCACTGGTCGCGGGCGTCACCACGGTTACGTTTGCTGGTGCGCCCACGGGGAGCACCAGCACATGGCCATTAGCGTCCGCGGCGAAGGCGGCCACCGGATTGCCGACGATATCGTTGACCTGCACATACGTCACGCCTCGCATGTCCCAGCGATACACGTGAAATTGAGGGTTTTGGCTCACATCCGGTGTGCCTGGTTGTGCACTGCCGAGACCGGGCGCTGTCTGCGCGGCGGCCAAGCCTGGTAATCCCAGAGCGAAAGCAACGGCGATCGCCGCTGCGACGGTCAGCTTACGGGTGGTTCTCACGGTCTTGCCTCCTGATGGCCCATGAACGCGGCTCAAGGCCGCAGCGTACTGCCCCTACTTTACGGTCCGTTTATCCATCAGTCGGCAATAGATAAACTACCAGTTGACATCGATAAACTGTCAGTTTATTTTCTTCCCCCAGAACACCACGCTTGGGGAATGCGAACCGATGTTCACGGATGCCTCGTTACCGGTCAACGACTGCCTGGACAACTATCTGTCGCCTGTCCAGGCGCCAACCGCCGCCTTTGAGCCGGCAACCAACGAACTCGAGTTTCTCCCGCAGTCTGTCAGCGCGCCAGTGTGGAACTTGTGCTTTGCCATGGTGCTGGTGGCTACGGCCGTTGTGGTCATCGCTTCGCTCGG